AATTTATAACGAATGGTTCCGTGATGAAAATTTACAAAATTCTGCAATGGTCGATACGGGCGATGGCCCTGATGATCCTGCTAATTATGTCCTCTTGCGCCGTGGAAAACGACACGACTACTTTACCTCCGCCTTGCCTTGGCCTCAAAAGGGACCTAGTGTCTCTTTGCCTTTAGGCGGTACCGCGCCTGTTTATGGATATGGACATGTTATTGGTAATGGCCATAACATAAACTTTATTGATGGTACTAATCCCGTTGCTGGTAATACTACTGTTTCACTTGGTGTATGGAGTGGAAATCAAGGTTTCCAACCTACACCTCCCGCTTCTGGCTGGAGTAATGGCGATTTGGCTCAATTTGCTCAAAATATTGTTACTCCTGGAAATTATGCTTCTTCCGGCTTATTGATGAATGCCGGTTCTGCTGCTTTCCCTAATGGAAGCAATTTATATACTGATTTATCACAAGCGACTGCTGCAACTGTGAATCAGATGCGTCAATCATTCCAAATTCAAAAATTGTTAGAGAGGGACGCTCGTGGCGGTACTCGATATACTGAAATTCTTAGAGCGCACTTTGGCGTTGTATCGCCAGACGCTCGCCTCCAACGCCCTGAATATCTTGGCGGTGGCTCTACTCCTATTAATATCAACCCAATTGCTCAAACTAGCTCTACGGGTATCACCGGAGGTGATAGCCCACAAGGTAACTTGGCTGCAATGGGTACTGCGTTAGCTCATGGACATGGTTTCACTTATTCAGCTGTAGAACATGGCCTACTTATCGGACTCGTTGAGGTCCGTGCTGATTTAACTTATCAACAAGGTCTCCATCGTATGTGGAGCCGTTTAACCCGTTACGACTTCTTCTTCCCTGTGTTCTCGACACTCGGAGAACAAACTATTCTGAATCAGGAAATCTATGCAACTGGAACTCCTATTACGGATAATGGCGTATTCGGTTATCAAGAGCGTTGGGCTGAGTATCGTTATAAACCAAGTCAAATTACTGGCCTATTCCGATCAACTGCATCGGGAACTATTGACCAATGGCACTTGGCTCAAAACTTCACAACATTGCCCACGCTAAACTCTACTTTTATCCAAGATACGCCTCCTGTAGATCGTATTACTGCCGTTGGTGATGCTGCCAACGGACAACAATTCTTAATGGATGCCTTCTTCGATATCACTATGGCTCGTGCAATGCCAATGTACTCTGTACCTGGTCTCATCGATCATTTCTAATTATGGGATTCTTCGATGGAATTATTGATGCTGCTGCCTCCTTTATTGGAGGTGGGCAAGCTAATCAAAAAAATTGGGATATAGCTCAAGCTAATAATGCATTTTCTGCTGCCGAAGCTCAAAAAAATCGAGATTGGCAAGAGGAAATGCGTAAAACTCAATATCAGACCGCTGTAGGAGACTTAAAAGCTGCTGGACTTAATCCTATGCTTGCTTATACACAAGGAGGTGCTGGTACCCCATCAGGGGCAACAGCCTCCGCTACGGGCAATCCAAAAATGGAAAATAATATAGGCTCTGCTGCAGATGCCTTCTTCGCTGCTCAAAATACGACGGCGGATACTATGCTTAAAAATTCTCAACAAGACGTCAATTCTGCTCAAGCAGAAGTTGGACGTACTCAAGCACTTAAAAATATTGCCGATGAGGCAAAATCGAATCAAGATACTGAAACTTCTAAAGCTACTCAACATGTACAAATGAAGCAGCTAGAGAATATTGCTGCAGAAATTGCTCTTAAAAAAGCTCAACAAAATCAAGCATCGGCACAAGGCGCAAAAGCGCTTGTAGAAGCTGAAAATGCCCGTAAAATCAATCCTAATGCTTCTACTGCTGGACGCTTTATGGATTATCTCTTCGATAAAGGCAAAAGCCTTGAAGATAAAGCTAAAGCTGTCCAAAAAAAGTACTATCCTTCTAAATATCAACATAAGGAATGAAAATGACTCCTAAAAAACCATTCGTACGTACTCAGTACAACTATGATAGGAATGCTGCATCTAATGCGTCGGGGTTAGCCTGTCCAGAGGCGACCCTGGCGCAGCAGCATTTCAAGGACGAATGTGACATTAATCACATTGTCAGCCTTTATCTAAAGACTGGAATAGCCCCTCAAACCGCTCAAAACGCTTCATACGGCGATTTCACACATGCGGTGGACTATCATACTGCCCTTAATAAAATAATCTCCGCACAAGACGATTTCATGCGTTTACCGCCTCAACTTCGCGCCGAATTCAAAAATGATCCAGGCGCTTTACTCGATTTCCTCAGTAATGAGGAAAACCGTGACCGAGCTATTGAACTCGGTCTTGTAAATCCTCGAGCTGCGGAAGCAGCTCCTCAGGCGTCTGAACCGCCTCAAAACGAGCCGAAAGGCGAGTAAGCACAGTTACTCTACTTGATGTAACTGTGCTAGGTGACAGGATCCCCGAAAAAATCATAACCACAAACAGAAAGGCTTTTAAATGAGAACCCTAAGCCGTCATGGCGAAAATAAAATACGCTCCAGCAAATCCTTCAAAAGAAATGTGAAGCGCACTAAAGCCCCAAATATGCGTCATGCACCTATGCGTGGAGGCTGGCGCTTCTAACAAAAGCCCCAGGCATCTGGAACATGCCCTGCTACCATCCTATATCAGCGTATCAGTGTTCTGATCGCTCTATCGTATTCTCGGAGAGAAAAGGCTACGACATAGTTCGTAGCCTTACTTTACCCTGCGGACAATGTGTTGGCTGCAGGCTCGAACGCTCACGTCAGTGGGCGATTCGTTGTATGCATGAAGCATCGCTTCATCAAAATAATTGCTTTATAACCTTAACTTACTCAGATGAACATCTGCCTGGACCTTCCCTTGAAAAAAAAGACTTCCAAGACTTTATTAAACGATTCCGTGCAAGAATTGCACCTGCGAAACTACGTTATTACATGGCTGGAGAATATGGCGAAAATTTCGGCCGACCTCACTTCCATGCCTGTATCTTTGGATACGACTTTAATGATAAAAAATTATGGAAAAGGACTTCCTCTAATTCTCTGCTCTATCGATCCCAACTCCTTGAAGAGTTATGGCCATTTGGCCATTCCTCCGTTGGAGACGTTAACTTCGAATCAGCTGCGTACGTTGCTCGGTATGTAATGAAAAAAGTAACTGGGAAACAATCCGATAAACATTATGAGAAAACTGACCCAATTACCGGTGAGATCATAAAATGTAAACCTGAATACAATAAAATGTCTCTAAAACCTGGTATAGGCTCAGACTGGCTCAAAAAATATCAAATGGATGTTTACCCTAATGACTATGTAATCGTACGTGGCAAAAAATGCAAAGTACCACGCTACTATGACAAAATGTTTAAAAAATCGAATCCCTATGAATGGGATGAGGTAGAATATGAAAGATTTAAAAAATCGAAGGAGAAACTGGACGATACTCCTGAGAGGCTGTTAGTTAAAGAAATCGTCCAAATTTCTAAACTTAAACGCTTAAAGCGAGAACTGGAATAAATATGAAAATGCAAATTATCTCTGTTAAAGACCGCGTTGCGGATGCTTATGGGAGACCCTTCTATACTCAATCAATCGGAGTTGCAATCCGTTCCTTTACTGATGAAATTAATAGAGATTCTGCTGACAATCAAATGTTTGGTCATCCTGATGACTATGATCTATATCATTTGGGTGAATTCGACGATACTACTGCAGAATTCTCTTTACTTAATACCCCACTTCAACTAATCTTAGGCAAACAAGCCAAAAAATAAGGTCGTAAAAAGGGGGATTTTCCCCTTTTTAGACCCCCTTCCGGAGGATACCTATGCATCGCAATCGTTCAGTAGATACACATAGCTTCGCTATGATTCCTAGTGCGGATATTCCCCGCTCTAGATTCAAAGCTCAAAAAACTCATAAAACTACTTTCGATGCGGGTTACTTAGTACCCATCATCGTGGACGAAGTCCTACCTGGGGATACCTGGAACCTAAAATCTACTATGTTCGCCCGTTTGGCGACACCTTTAACTCCTATCATGGATAATTTAATCCTTGATTCATTCTTCTTCTTTGTACCTAATCGTCTTGTATGGGATCACTGGGAAGAGTTCATGGGTCAACAAATTAACCCAGGAGACTCGACTGCTTATATCATTCCTCAAACTGCTAGCCCTGCTGGCGGTTATGCTGTTAATAGCCTTCAAGACTATATGGGCTTACCTACTGTAGGCTCAACTGTTGCCCCTACTGGCATTATTAATCATTCTGCACTATGGACTCGTGCTTATAACTTAATCTATAACGAATGGTTCCGTGATGAAAATCTACAAAATTCTGCAATGGTCGATACGGGCGATGGCCCTGATGATCCTGCTAATTATGTCCTCTTGCGCCGTGGAAAACGACACGACTACTTTACCTCCGCCTTGCCTTGGCCTCAAAAGGGACCTAG